TATAGAAATACAAAATTTAGTTATAGCGCTACCAAAAGCTCCAAAAGAAATATATAAGCATGCTAAAAATAAATGGGTAAGATTCGAGCAACCTAAAGAACTCTCTCGTTTAAAAAATATATTTGATTGGAGAAGTTATCCGGAAGACGAAAAAGAAAAATGGTACGATTATATAGACCAAGAGTTCAAACGACGAGAAGAAGGTTTTTGGTTTATGAACAATGGTAATCCAACCTGGATAACTGGTACGCACTATATGTATTTACAGTGGAGTAAAATTGATGTAGGTGCACCTGATTTTAGAGAAGCAAATAGATTATTTTTTATATTTTGGGAGGCGTGTAAAGCGGACAAAAGATGTTATGGTATGTGCTACTTAAAGAACAGAAGATCAGGGTTTTCGTTCATGTCATCTGCAGAAACAGTTAATTTAGCTACTATTTCAAGTGATAGTAGATATGGTATATTATCTAAAACAGGTGCTGATGCTAAAAAAATGTTTACAGACAAAGTAGTACCTATTAGTATTAATTACCCTTTTTTCTTTAAACCTATTCAAGATGGTATGGATAGACCTAAGTCCGAGTTAGCTTATAGAGTGCCGGCTAGTAAGTTTACGAGAAAAAAAATAACGGCTAACGAACAGTTAGAAGATATAAAAGGATTAGATACTACTATTGATTGGAAAAATACAGGTGACAATAGCTATGACGGTGAAAAGCTAAATTTACTAGTACATGATGAAAGTGGCAAGTGGGAGAGACCAGATAATATATTAAACAACTGGCGAGTTACAAAAACTTGTTTAAGATTAGGTAGTAGAATAGTTGGAAAGTGTATGATGGGTTCAACATCAAATGCTCTAGATAAAGGAGGCGATAACTTTAAAAAATTATACAATGCATCAGATGTCACTAAAAGAAATAGAAATGGTCAAACAAAATCTGGTTTATACTCTTTGTTTATCCCAATGGAATGGAACTACGAAGGATTTATTGACGAGTTCGGAGTTCCAGTATTCACTACTCCTGACACAGATGTGTTTGCCCCAGATGGTGAATTAATAGATGTAGGTGTTATTGACCATTGGCAAAACGAAGCTGAAGGCTTAAAAGGAGATCAAGATGGTTTAAATGAATTTTACCGTCAATTTCCTAGAACTACAGAGCATGCGTTTAGAGATGAAACGAAAAATAGTATATTTAATCTTATAAAAATATATGAGCAAATAGATTATAACGAAGAAATGTCTAAAACTCTTGGTATTACAAAAGGTAATTTTCAATGGGTTAATGGTGTAAAAGACACCCAAGTTATATTTTATCCTGATCCAAAAGGTAGATTTAAAGTTAGTTGGGTTCCGCCTCAACAACTACAAAATAGAGTGGTACTTAAAAATGGTATAAAATATCCTGGTAATGAACATATGGGAGCATTTGGTTGTGACTCTTATGATATATCGGGAACCGTAGATGGAGTAGGTTCTAAAGGAGCGTTACACGGTTTAACTAGATTTAGTATGGAAGATGCTCCAGCAAATAGTTTCTTTTTAGAATATTTATCAAGACCACCTACTGCTGAGATATTTTTTGAAGATGTATTAATGGCACTAGTGTTTTATAGCATGCCATTATTAGCGGAGAATAATAAACCACGTCTTTTATATTATTTAAGGCGTAGAGGTTATAGGGGTTTTAGTATGAATAGACCTGACAAATCGTGGAATAAATTATCTGTAGCAGAAAAAGAAGTAGGTGGTATACCAAACTCAAGTGAAGATATTAAACAAGCTCACGCTGCTGCAATTGAAATGTATATACAAGATCACGTAGGTATAAGGCAAGATGGTAGTTTTGGTGATTTGTATTTTAATGATTTGCTAAATGATTGGAGTAAGTTTGATATAAACAAAAGAACAAAGTTTGATGCAACAATAAGTAGTGGTTTAGCTATAATGGCAAACAATAGACATTTGTATGCGCCAAATCCAAAGGTTGAAAAACCTAAACTAAATATAAATATTTCTAAGTATAGTAATACTGGAACTAATTCACAAATAATAAAATAAATATGGCATATTCTGGTAAAAGTTATTTTCCAAGTCAAACAGTAAGCGATGCTGAAAAGCTTAGTTATGATTATGGTTTAAAAGTAGCTAAAGCTATAGAAACAGAATGGTTTAATGAAGACAGAAGTATCAATCGTTACATGTCTAACCATAAAGACTTTCATAATTTAAGGTTGTACGCAAGAGGCGAACAGTCTATACAAAAATATAAGGATGAGTTATCTATAAATGGTGATTTGTCCTATTTAAATTTAGACTGGAAACCTGTTCCTATTATTTCTAAGTTTGTAGATATAGTGGTAAATGGTATAGCTGAAAGAACTTATGATATAAAAGCTTTTGCCCAAGATCCATTTAGCATAGCTGAAAGAACAGAGTACATGGAATCTATAATGAAAGACATGGAAATGAAAGCTTTTGACTTAGAAATGGCTGCTGATTATGGTATAGACATGAGAGATACAGAAGAAGAATTACCAGAATCAACAGAAGAGTTAGAACTTCACATGCAGTTAACTTACAAACAATCTATAGAATTAGCAGAAGAACAAGCTTTAAAAGTTTTGTTTGAAGGTAACAATTATGAATTAATAAAGAAAAGATTTTATTATGACTTAACAGTTTTAGGTATTGGTGCTGTTAAAAGTTCTTTTAACACCTCTGAAGGAGTTGTAGTAGATTATGTTGATCCAGCTAATCTTGTTTATTCTTACACTGACTCTCCATATTTTGATGATATATATTATGTTGGTGAAGTTAAATCTATACCTGTAAATGAATTGGCAAAACAATTTCCTCATTTATCAGAAAGCGATCTTGAAGATATAATTAAAAATAAAAATTATAATAGAAATAACTATAACACAAGGTATTCAAAGAATAAAGAAGATAACAATACAATTCAAGTTTTATATTTTAATTATAAAACATACATGAATGAAGTTTATAAAATAAAAGAAACTGGAACAGGTGCTGATAAAATTATACCTAAAGATGATAATTTTAATCCTCCAGAAAATAAAGAAGGTGGTTATTCTAAATTATTAAGATCAATAGAGGTTTTATATGATGGGGCTATAATTTTAGGTACTGATAAATTACTTAAGTGGGAAATGTCAAAAAACATGATGCGTCCTAAAAGTGATTTTACAAAAGTAAAAATGAATTATGCTATTGTTGCTCCACGTATGTATGATGGTAAAATTGATTCATTAGTAAAACGTATTACTGGTTTTGCTGATATGATACAATTAACACATTTAAAATTACAACAAGTAATGTCTAGAATGGTTCCAGATGGGGTTTATTTAGATGCTGATGGGTTAGCTGAAGTTGATTTAGGTAATGGTACAAATTATAATCCACAAGAAGCTTTAAATATGTTCTTCCAAACTGGATCTGTAATTGGTAGATCGTTTACTCAAGATGGAGATATGAATCCTGGCAAAGTACCTATTCAAGAAATAACATCTGGATCTGGTGGAAATAAACTACAAGCTCTTATTGGTAATTATAATTATTATTTGCAAATGATAAGAGATGTAACCGGTCTTAACGAAGCTAGAGATGGTAGCATGCCAGATAAAAACGCTTTAGTTGGTGTTCAAAAATTAGCCGCCGCTAACTCTAACACCGCGACTAGACACATATTACAATCTGGATTATTTTTAACAGCAGAAATAGCGGAGTGTTTATCACTTAGAATATCTGATATTATAGAATATTCTCCTACAAAAGATGCTTTTATACAGTCTATAGGTGTGCATAACGTAGCTACTTTAAATGAAATTAAAGATCTTAATCTGTATGATTTTGGAATATTTATAGAATTACAACCAGATGAAGAAGAAAAGGCAATGCTTGAGAATAATATTCAAATGGCATTACAACAAAAAAATATAGAATTAGAAGATGCGATTGATCTTAGGGAAATTAGAAGTGTTAAACTAGCAAATCAACTTTTAAAAATACGAAGAAAAAAGAAACAAGAAAGAGATAGACAATTGCAATTAGAAAATATACAAGCTCAATCTCAATCCAACGCTCAAGCAGCTCAGGCAGCAGCGCAAGCTGATATTCAAAAAAACCAAGCTATAAACGCTAGTAAAGCTGAATTAATACAAATAGAAGCTCAAATGAAATCTCAAGAAATGCAACAAGAAGTTGAGCTTAAAAAAGAGTTAATGGCGTTGGAGTTTCAATACAACATGCAATTAAAAGGAATTGAAGTTAATGGTATGAAAGAAAGAGAAAAACAAAAAGAAGATAGAAAAGACGAAAGAACAAAAATACAAGCTACACAACAATCAGAAATGATTGAGCAAAGAAATAGTGGAAAACCACCTAAAAACTTTGAGTCTACAAGTAATGATATACTAAGTGGAGGATTTGATTTAGGCGCGTTTGATCCTAGTTAGATTTTATTAATTATTATTATATTATATTATGGAAGAAAAAGATGAACAAGTAGTTGAAGAAACTACACAAGATAACGTTACAAAAGTTGAAATTAAAAACGAACAACAAGATGATAATGTAACAAAAGTAAACTTAGATAAACCACCAAAACCAGAGGAAAAAAATGAA